CACAGATTAAAGTTTTATCATTTAAAGAAAAAGGTGAATGGGACTTACAAGCAAAGTATAACATAGGTAAAAAAGTAGAAGATGAGAGCACCGAAGTTTAAAGAATTTATATCTGAAGCTAAAGGCAATGAAAAATTTAGATTATTGATTGTAACAGATGAGCCTGACCAGGCAAAACAATTTCATACTGCTAATAGACTAAAAGATGAATGTGATAAGTTAAATATTTCATCATATCTATTTCAGTTGTCAGCTGGATATACACAGTTTGTGGAAGGTATTCGCACATTTCATAATAAAGATGATAAGAAAGGTTTTGTAATAGACAAAAATACAGTTGCTATAATTCGTGGTAGTGTAACTAGAAAAGATAGTTGGTTAGACTTTATATCAATTCTTGAAAAGGCAAATGTGTGTTTAGTAAATTCAAGACAAACAATTAGTATCTGTGTTGACAAATATAGGTCAGCACTAAAACTTGCTGATTATGGATTAACACAACCTAAATCAGTTTTAATAAATAATCCTAAAACAATACTAGAACAAGTTGAGGAAGCAGAAATAAAGTTTCCTTTAATTATGAAAACTTTACGAGGCAGTAAAGGTGTTGGTGTTTTATTTATTGATAGTGAAAGAGGATTAGATTCTATTGTACAGTTAATTAATAAACAAGATGAGGATGCTGACCTATTAGTTCAAGAATATATTAAAACAGATTATGATGTTAGAGTTCTAGTACTGGGTGATAAGATACTTGCTACAATGAAACGACCTGTTATTGAAGGCGACTTTAGAAGTAATGTATCACAAGGTTCTAAACCAGAAAAGATTAAATTAACAGAATTAGAAATAGAAGAAAGTCTAAAGGCTGCAAAAGCAGTTAATGGATTATGGACTGCTGTTGACTTTATACCAAGTAAGAATAGAGAAAAAGAACCACCATTTATGTTAGAGGTAAACTCATCTCCAGGAACAGAAGGTATGGAAGAAGCAACAGGTATGAATATTGCAAAAGATGTTATTAAATTTTTTCAAGATAAAATAAATAGATATAAAGTACCAACAGAATGTGGCCACAGAGAGATTGTTTCAATTCAACCTTGGGGTGATATGGTAGCAAAATTTGATACAGGCAATTCTGTATTGTCAGTTATTCATGGAGAAGATATAAAAGTAAAAGGAGATAAAGTTTCTTTTACTCTACTAGGCAAAAGACATACCTATGCATTAGAAAAAACTTATAAGGTTAAGATAGGATCAATTAGAAATTATACTGAAGAAAGACCAGTTATAAGATTAGATGTTGGTTTTGCAGGAGATTTATATAAAGATGAGCCATTTGGTATTGATGATAGAACAGAAATGGGCACAGAGGTTCTTTTAACAAGGAGAATAATGACCGAGATGAATATTATGGTAAACCCAGCAAGAAAATATGTAGTTACTACAAAATATAGTTTAGACTAGACGCTTTACAAACTAACTAAAATGTGTTATAATATAATATGAAAAGGAGTGAACATGGCAAGAAATCATCAGACAGAAAACCCACTATTTAAAGCATTAATCAAACAATATGAATCAGATATTGCAAGTGCATATGCTACACTAACAATTTATTTTGATAGCGCTGTAGGTATAGGAGAACATCCTCAACACCTAGAAGAAATGGATAAACTAGTTGATAAAATAGCATCAGCAGAAGATAAACTAAAATCATTGAACAAACATTTTAATAATACACAAATATAATTAATGAAATTCTATACTAGCGTTCTACCGTATCACGGCAAACTATTAGTGCGAGGTATTGATAAAGATGGTAGTCATAAGAAATTTAGAGTTTCTTATGAGCCTTCTCTATTTACTCCAACACAAAAAGAATCAAAGTATAAAACTTTAGATGGTCGTAATGTTGAAAAGCGTAAGTTTAATAGTATATCTCATGCTAAAAAATGGATTGAAGAATATAAAGATGTAAGTAATTTTGAATATTTTGGTAATACAAGATATCAATATCCATTTATTGCAGAGGTATTTCCTGGTAAGATTAACTGGGATATAAAACAAATAAAAATACTAACTATTGATATTGAGTGTGAAAGTGCAAACGGTTTTCCTGATCCAGGTAAAGCAGAAGAGCCTTTAATTTGTATTACAGTAAAAGACCATGCAAGAAAAAACATAAAAGTATTTGGCATAGGTAATTTTGTAAATGACCGTGATGATGTAGAGTATGTAAAATGTTCAAGTGAAATAGATTTAGTACATCGCTTTACAGAATTTTGGTGTAAGTATCAACCTGATATTATCACTGGTTGGAATGTAAAGTTTTTTGATATACCTTACCTAATGAATCGTTTTACTCACCTTATGGGTAAAGAATATCTTTCACAATTTAGTCCTTGGGCTGTTGTGAGTGAAGGTAGTACTAGAGTTACAGCTAAAGGTTATAATCAAGAGCAAAAGTATTGGGACATCATGGGTGTTTCTATTTTAGATTATCTTGACCTATATCGTAAACATACATTTGTTAGACGAGAAAGTTACAAACTAGATTATATTGGTGAAGTAGAACTAGGTGAAAACAAACTAGATAATCCCTATGATACTTTTCAAGAGTTTTATTCTAAAGACCATCAGTTATTTGTTGAGTATAATATTCAAGATGTTGAACTAGTTGATAAGCTAGAAGATAAAATGAAGTTGATTGCTTTACATCTAACAATGGCTTACGAAGCAAAAGCAAACTATCAAGACGCCTTTGGTCAAGTTGGAATCTGGGATACTATTATATACAATCATTTAAGAGATAATAATATTGTTCCTCCTGCCGTTAAAGAATCTAAAAAGTCTGATGGTTATGAAGGCGCCTATGTAAAAGATCCAGTTACAGGCCAACACCCTTGGATTTGTAGTTTTGATTTAAACAGTTTGTATCCACATTTGATTATGCAGTACAACATATCTCCTGAAACGATGGTTGATTTTGACCCTAATAAAGTAAGCGTTGAAGATATGTTAAATGAAAAATCTGATTTATCTGATTTAGATGGTCGTACTATAACACCAAACGGTGCTCAGTTTAGAACAGACAAACGAGGTTTTCTTCCTGAAATAATGGATAAACTATATCAAGAACGAGTAATATATAAAAACAAAATGTTAAAAGCAAAATCTTTATATCAACAGACTGGCGACAAGAAATACGAAAATGAAATTGCAACAAATCATAATATTCAGTTGGCAAGAAAGATTGCATTGAATAGTGCTTACGGTGCTATTGGCAATCAATACTTTAGATACTTTGATGTAAGACACGCTGAAGGTATCACAAAGGCAGGTCAATTAACTATTCGATGGATTGAAAGAGATGTCAATAAGTTTTTAAACAATCTATTAAAAACAAAAGATGAAGTTTATGTTGTTGCTTCTGATACTGATTCAATTTATATTACACTTGGGGCTGTTGTTGATAAAATATTTAAAGATAAATCTGATACAAGAAAGATTGTGAAAGTCATGGATAAATTCTGTGAAGAAACATTACAACCCGCCATTGATAAGAGTTTTGATAAACTTGCTAAATATGTAAATGCATATGAACAAAAAATGATTATGAAAAGAGAAGTTATAGCAAACAAAGGTATATGGACTGCTAAGAAAAGATATATTCTAAATGTATATAACGAAGAAGGTGTTGATTTAAAAGAACCTAAACTCAAAATCATGGGCATTGAAGCTGTTAAATCATCTACACCTGCTCCTTGTAGAGTTAAAATCAAAGAGGCATTAAAAGTTATTATGAATAAAGATGAGGCTACCTTAATACAATTTATAGAAGATTTTAGAAAACATTTTAAAACATTACCACCAGAAGAAATTGCTTATCCTCGTTCATGTAATAATCTTCAAAAGTATTCTTCAACAAAAGATATATACTTAAAAGGTTGCCCAATTCATGTAAGAGGTGCTTTACTTTATAACCATGAATTAAAAAAAAGAAAACTAAAAAAGTATCAAGAGATACAAGAAGGCGATAAGGTTAAATTTATTAAATTAAAACAACCAAATACTTTACATCAAGATGTAATAGCTTTTATTGGTGTATTACCAAAAGAGTTTGACTTACACAAATATATTGATTATGATAATCAGTTTGATAAGTCATTTTTAGAACCATTAAGACTTATTGTTGATGCTATCAATTGGAGTTTTGAGAAACATTCAACACTAGAGGATTTTTTATAATATGAAAGAAAATGCATTTACACATTATACTAGAGATAACACACTATATAATCTTCTTTTAGACGCTGCTAGCGATGATAAACTACCTCTACTAGACAACAAGTCATTTGAATTACTGAACAAAACCTACGGCAAAGACAAAATGAGAACACACCTTGCTGACTATATTGCAACTGAAAGACCTGTATTTCCACTTAAAGAAATAAGTAAAGATGATATGAGAAAGTCTTTTTATGACTTGAAAAAGTTTGATACAGCTTCTATTTGTATACCAAATGAACAAGTAGAAAAAGAAGTATTTGAGAAATATGATGATTACAAATATAGTTATGAGAAGTATGGCCTTGGTTTAGTAAATGGTGCCAGTACTTTTAATGATGTATCAAATTATTTTCATCAAGATTTAAGATTGGCTTGTGGTAGTTATGGATTTGAAGCCCCTAAAAAAAGATGGGAAGAGAATGACGCTTATGATATATGGAAATGTTTAGGACCTATATGGCGTGGCATCAATGGTGTTCAGAAAGTTATGATAGAAGGTAAAGAAGAATTGATTGGTGGTGACTTAACTGCCAAGAGTTATATTTCAGCATTTAGATTAGGTACTTATATCGCAACACAATTTAAACCAGTAGTTGCAAAAGCACT